CCATAACTTCAGTGAGTTCTCACAGGAGATGGTTGACTACTGGTACGGTGACTTGGATACGACTGAGGCTTTGTACAATCACTTCTCTAAGTACATCTATGACGACAGCTGGAAGAGATCATTACGTGCAGAACATAACCTACAGATTGAGTTGGTACGTACTAGGTACTACGGGTTTGCCTTCGATACGCCTAAGGCTTCTGGACTGCTAGCATCTGTACTAGATCAGATGTCTACCCTAGAGGATCAGTTTCAAGTAGACTTCCCACCTAAGCTTACACCTGTGAACACAATGATGTACCGCCTAAAGATAGATGGCACTGAGGTGGCTAGTGTTGTGAAGGCTAAGGAAAAGTATGCTCTGACCCAAGTTATAGGTGAAGACCTAGTGTGCTACAACTGGATTGACTTCAAACCTGGATCGTCTAAGGATCGTATTGAAGCACTGTGGGATGCTGGCTGGAAACCATATGACAAGACTGTCACTGCTGTTAAGTTTGCTAGGCTGTCTGTCGGTGATCCGTATGGTAAGAAGGGTGTCGGTATGACTAAGGAGTTTTACAAAGAAAAGAAGGATGATCTCTCTAAGTACGGGTGGGCCTGTTCGGAAGATAACCTTGAAACCTTACCTGAGTGTGCCCCAGAGGGCGCACGTTCACTAGCTAAGTGGCTTACCCTTGAGGGACGCCGTAGTTCACTAGTCGAATGGATCAATCAGGTAGGTACTGATGGGCGTATACACGGCACCATCAATAACATTGGTGCATGGACGGGTAGGTGTGCACACAATTCTCCCAACACAGCAAACATACCATCATCCTTTCATGGCGAACCTAAGTCAGCGGTTGAAGAAGTTAAGAAGCAGTATGACTCTGACCTACGTTCATGTTGGACTACACCTAAGGGTAGTTGGCTAGTAGGTACGGATGCAGACGGTATCCAGCTTAGAGTATTAGCAGACTATATGTGGAGACACTTCGATGCAGATCAATATGCACGTGCTATTATGGACGGTAAGAAGGAGAATGAAACAGATATACACAACGTCAACAAGAAAGCTTTGGGCATCAGCCATGCGACACGTGACATGGCTAAGACTTTTATCTACGCTTGGCTTCTAGGGGCAGGTGTAGAGAAGACTGCACAGATACTCAAGGTTAACAAGGTTGGTGCGGTACAGGCTAGGGAGTCATTCGTTAAATCTATTGATGGCTTAGCTGACTTAAAGAACAGGCTTGTTCCCTATATAGCTGAGCAAGGGTACTTCACAGGGTATGATGGCCGCAAGGTTAAAGTACCTAACGAACACAAGACGTTGGCTGGTATGTTGCAGTCAGCTGAAAGTATTCTAATGAAGCACACACTCCTTAGCTGGACTACTGAGGCACGTAAGCTGGGTATCAACTTCAAGATGGTGGGGTTCATTCATGATGAATACCAGACAGAGGTTATAGGAACTAAAGAAGAGGCTGAAGAGTTAGGTAAACTCCAAGCTAAGTGTATGGAAGACGTAGGTGTTGAGCTAGGGTTTAGGATACCTACACCAGGATCTTATGATGTAGGGATAAATTGGCTTGACACCCACTGATAATTGATTATACAATAGAAACACCATAGTTAAGAGGTATTAAAAATGGCTACTGAAATTCTTGAATTGTTTGGCACACTAGAGTGGGCTAAGGTATTTGAACACAACCGTGATCAAGCATCATGGAACGTTGAGACAGACGGTGAGTGCAAAGTTACCATCATTCTTGATGAAGACAATACATCTAAGCTTACGACAGCTGGGTGTCAGAAGAAAATGGAATCCGTCGAGGGTGGTACTAAGGTTACACTTAGCCGCCCCTTTAAAGGCAGGAATGAATGGGGTAGTGGTACTCCAACTGTTGTGAATGTTAAGGGACAAGACTGGGACTTTGACGTAGACGGGTACATTGGTAACGGTAGCACAGGTATGATACGTGTAGCCGTTTACGATACATCGACTGGACGTAGGGGTACACGTCTGGAAGCGGTGCAGGTCATAGACCACGTGACCTACGAGTCTGAAGGAGGAAGCTCCTCCCCTTCCTTTAAAGACTTATCCTCTAAGGTTGAGGATACTAAAGCTGCCCCTGTTACCAAAGCATCTACTAAGAAAGTTACGGTAGAAGATACTATTCCTTTCTAGATGTTTTAAATGTGTGTTGTTCTATAACAAAGCCCCTTCCCTTAGTTGGGTGGGGGCATTATTATTCATAGCAAGGGAGATGTACAATGGAAGTTAAGACAAACGCCACACTGGTGCATGACATTGAGCAGACTATCCTAGGCCGCAACGGTTGGGATAAGTCTATTGGTGAGTTCATGTCTAACAACATAGCAGATATGGCTGAGCAAAGGTTTGCTAAACCACAGGAACCCCGTGCCTACCTGTCACTCTCATCCCTTGGTACACCATGTGAGCGTAAGCTATGGTACAAAGTTAATAAGTCTTTGGAGTCAGAACCCTTAGGCCCAGATACCCTATTCAAATTCTTCTACGGTGACATGATCGAAGAGCTAGTGCTGGCTATAGCAGCTGTGTCTGGACACTCAGTCACTGGTGCTCAGGACCGCATGGATGTACATGGTATCAAAGGTCACAGAGATGCTGTCATTAACGGCATGACTATTGATGTTAAGTCTGCGTCACCTTACGCCTTTAAGAAGTTTAAGGTTGGCAACCTACGTAACGATGATCCTTTTGGTTACATCTCTCAGCTTAGTTCATACGTATACGCAGCCGTTGATGATCCACTCGTAACTGATAAGACACATGGTGGTTTTCTTGTGGTATGTAAGGTTAGCGGGGCTGTATGCCTAGACGTGTATGATTTTTCTGAAGAGTTTGATGCAAAGGAAAGCACAGTCAAGCACCTTAAGGCTATGGCTAAGAGTGATGAGCCACCTGATAGAGCCTTTGAACCTGTGCCTCAGTCTAAGGCAAGCAACAACGGCAACATGAAACTAGCTTCTACCTGTGGGTACTGCGATTTCAAGAAGATATGTTACCCTAAGTTACGTAAGTTTGTCTACAGTGACAAACCACTCTACCTCACTAAGGTAAACAAACTTCCTAACGTAGCAGAGGACTTAGAGTTTCGTGGTGAAATTTAATAACAAAAGACTGAGGGGTATCCAAGAAGGGTATCGCTCAGGTCTAGAGGTAGACACAGCCAACTACCTTAGGAAAAGAAACATCTCCTTTACCTACGAAAAAACAAAGATTAAGTGGATAGATCTACGCAATAGAACCTACACACCTGACTTTGTTCTAGGTAACGGCATCATAGTTGAGACCAAGGGCCGCTTCGTTTCTGACGACAGAAGGAAACATAAAGAAATACGCAGACAATTTCCTGAGCATGACATACGATTTGTCTTTACAAATAGTAAATCACGTATATATAAAGGCAGTAAGTCTACATATGGTGACTGGTGTACTAAGCACGGCTTCATCTATGCCGACAAGGTTATACCAGAATCCTGGTTAGAGGAGAGCAGTAATGACTAAACAGTTTAAACCATACGCTGAGATACTTAAGGTAATCAAAGGGCCATTCGAAAACGGCGTAGACCTTCCTTGGAACCTTTGCTTAACTAAGTACAAGTACGATAGTGACCTACATGAGGAAGAGTTTTACTACGATAGTATGAAGCAAGCTATGGATGACATAGACTTTTTGTCTAGTAACTTTAGTCTTTTTATTGATAGTAACGGTAATTCCCAGCACGATGACGTAGTAAGAAAGGTTCAAGGTTATGCCTATAAACACTGTAAGTAAAACAGCTGTTGTGTTTTCTTGTGCTCACTGTGATCCGTCAGTTAGTAACGATAGGTTCAGCCTACTTGGTGACTTCCTCTATGACATCAAGCCTGACTACGTTGTGGACTTAGGTGACGGTGCTGACATGAGATCACTGAATACATTTGATACACGCAGCCCAGAGTCTATCGTTAGCCAGAGCTACGAGGCAGACATTGAACAGTACAACGAAGCGCAAGATCGTTTACGTTGGAAGTTTAGGCATCACAAGCGTAAGCGTCCAGCCTTCTACGGGTTTGAAGGTAACCATGAAAACCGTATCAAGAAAGCATTGAAGAGTGACCCTCGCCTAGAAGGTTCTAAGTATGGTATCTCCTTCAGCCACCTACAAACTAGCCACTGGTTCGATGAGTACCATGAGTATCACAACTCAGCACCAGCCATCAAAGACTATGACGGTGTGTCCTATGCTCACTTCTTTAGTGCTGGTAATTTTGGCACAGCTATGAGTGGAATGCACCATGCAAATTCCTTACTTGCTAACAGGTTTAAGAGTTCAACCTGTGGTCACTCACATAAGAGAGACTTAAAGTTTAAGGATGCAGCTGGTGCTATAGGTCTAGTAGCTGGTTGTTTTAAAGGTGCTGATGAGTCTTGGGCTGGTCAAGCTAACCTAGACTGGTGGTCTGGCGTAGTAGTCAAGAGAGAAATACAAAACGGAACGTATGAACCAGAGTTTATTTCCTTGGCATCTCTACGTAAAGAATACGGTTGACACTACTATGATAAATAATATAACTAGGAGTTCACCCCAATGAAATTTGAGGCTCGACTTGTCTTAGAGGTAGACCCTGACGCTAACTTCTTAGAAGTATCTGACACTAATTCTTGTGTTGAAGTTCTGGAGTTGCTTGAGGATTTAATTTACGATACTGATGATATAATTATTTTAAACTGTGAGGTAAATACATATGACTAAACTTATTCTTGAAGATACTGAGTACGACACGGCTGACTTAACGGAAGAACAGAACAGTATCGTTAATATACTGAACCTGGGTCAGAGTTCTGTTAGCTTACTTAATCACATGCTTCGATGTACACAGGCTATCCAACAGATGAAGACAGAAGAATTAAAAACTTCCCTAGAGGGTAGGCCGACTATAGCAGACGTAACTAAAAAACAGGCAGACGACATAAAGAAGTCATTGGACGCTCAAACTAATGATGAGTGATGTTGACCTAGATGCTATGGGCTACTACAAGATGGTAGACGGTAACAGGTATAGCCTTGATCCATTCGAGTGTTACAGTGAATGGGTTGAGGACAAGATTTTAACTGAAGGTCATGATCGTTTAGTTGAGAATACACTTGGACTTGTAGGTGAGGCAGGGGAGGTAGCCGAAAAGATTAAGAAACTTATACGTGACAAGAACAAGTTTACCTCTGAAGATATTGCTAAGGAAATAGGTGACGTTATCTTCTATGCTACGAGCCTTGGTATGATCTTTGGGTTTGGGCTTGGTGACATCATAAAGATGAACGTTGAGAAGTTAGATGGACGTGAAGCTAGGGGAACCCTAAGAGGTAGCGGCGACAATCGATAATATAACAACAGAAAGAGAACAACATGAGCAACAACTATTTACCAACAGACTACCAGTCATTCATTCACAAGTCACGTTACGCACGGTGGTTGGATACTACAAAGAACCGTGAGTCATGGAGCGAAACAGTAAGTCGTTTCATGGCGAACATAGTGATCCCTGTAGCTGGTGACGATAGCTACACACGTGAGATAGAGCAGGCTATTCTTTCGCTGGACGTAATGCCTTCTATGAGAGCATTGATGACAGCTGGCCCAGCTATGACACGTGACAACACAGCTGGTTACAACTGTTCGTACCTACCAGTAGACGACATGAAGGCCTTTGATGAGGCCATGTTTATCTTGCTTTGTGGCACAGGAGTTGGGTTCTCTGTTGAACGTCAGTCCGTTTCTAAACTACCAGATATTCCTGAGTTGTTTGTGAGTGAGACTACAATTGTTGTAAAGGACAGCAAGGAAGGTTGGGCCAAGGCTCTTCGTCAATTGATTGCTCTCTTGTACAGTGGTGAGATCGCACAGTGGGACGTGGGCTTGGTACGTCCAGCTGGTGCAAAGCTTAAGACATTTGGAGGTAGGGCATCAGGCCCATCACCATTGATTGACCTGTTCGACTTCACCATTACTACTTTTAAAGGTGCCCAAGGTAGAAAGCTTAGTTCAATTGAATGCCATGACATCATGTGCAAGATAGGTGAGGTAGTTGTAGTTGGAGGTGTTCGACGTAGTGCTATGATTTCATTGAGCAATCTATCAGATGATCGTATGCGTCATGCTAAGACAGGTGACTGGTGGAAGAACGATGTACAACGTGCCCTAGCTAACAACTCTGTGGCTTACACTGAAAAACCTGACAGCTTATCATTCATGCGTGAGTGGTTGTCACTAGTAGAGAGTAAGTCAGGGGAGCGTGGTATCTTTAACCGTAAGGCATCTAAGGTTCAAGCAGCTAAGAATGGTAGGCGTGATGCAGACCATGAGTTCGGAACTAACCCTTGCAGCGAGATCATATTACGTCCAATGCAATTTTGTAATTTAACAGAGGTAGTTATACGTTCTACAGATACCTTACAAGACCTTGAGAAGAAGGTTCGTATGGCTACTATTCTTGGCACGATCCAGTCTACTTACACAAAGTTTCCTTACCTGCGTAAGATCTGGCAGAAGAATACAGAAGAGGAACGTTTGTTAGGTGTGTCTATGACAGGTATCATGGATAATCCTATGATGACCATTAAGAATAAAGGGTTAGAGAAAACACTTGAGCATCTTAAAGCTATAGCTGTTAGTACTAATGAGGAGTGGGCTGAACGTCTTGGCATCCCCGTTGCTGCAGCTATTTCCTGTGTTAAGCCTTCGGGAACGGTATCACAATTGGTGAACTCCAGTTCTGGGATACATGCACGTCACTCCAAGTACTACATCCGTACAGTACGTGGCGATAACAAAGACCCACTGACACAGTTTATGTCAGACCAAGGTATACCTAATGAGCCTGACGTAACAAAGCCTAGCCAGACAACAGTCTTCAGCTTCCCTATGAAGGCCCCAGAAGGTTCAGTAACTACTGCTGATATGTCTGCCATCGAACAGCTAGAGATGTGGCTTGCCTACCAAAGATCGTGGTGTGAGCATAAGCCATCTGTGACAATAAACGTTAAAAATGACGAGTGGTTTGAGGTAGGTGCCTTTGTTTACAAACACTTTGATGAGATGTCAGGCGTTTCGTTTCTTCCATTTAATGAGCATACATACCAGCAGGCACCCTATCAAGAAGTAGAAGAGTTCGGTGAACCCACTGAAGTTTGGGGTAGGGACGAAGACAGAAATGAAATATTGGTGGGGTATAAGCACACATACGACAGCTTACTAAAACTTATGCCATCTAGTATTGATTGGTCTCTCCTCTCAGGTTATGAGCAGGAAGACAACACTGCAGGTAGTCAAACACTAGCGTGTTCTGGTGACAGCTGTGAGATAGTAGACCTCACATAAGAGATACACCTAAGCATGTGTCTAAACTGCTGCCCTACCGTCCCTAGCTCAACTGGATAGAGCAAGTCACTTCTAATGACTAGGTTGCAGGTTCGAGTCCTGCGGGGTGGACCAACGCTGAAAGGATAGTACCACATGGCCTACGCTAAAAGAAATGCTCAGTCTTACCTTGAGGGTACGTCAGCAGAGAAAGAGTTCGCAGCACTAAGGGGTGACAGTTATGTCCGTAAGTCCACCAAGGATGAAGATATAAACGAACACTGGGACGTGCTAGATAAAGAGTTTGGACGGGTAGATGTTAAGGCAGCTAAACGTTTCTCTCGTTCAAGTGACGTGACCTACACCATCTGGTGGGAACTAAAGACAGTCAAGAGGCCACCTAACTGGCAACCAACTAAAGGATGGGGAGTACCCAACGGTATTGATAGGTTCATTGCAGTCAGAGGTGAGCAAGCTTTCTATCTTATTGATCCTGACGACATCTACTTAGACCTCCGAAAGAGATGTACTGAATACTACAAAGGTGACTTTGGTCTATACGCTAGGCCAGACCGTGGAGATCTTATGACTATACTACCACTCAGTTACGTAAAGGAAAACTCAAAGCATGTTGTCCCTGTCCAATGAAGAACCACCAAAGAAGCAGACACGATCAAGACGTAAGACTACGTACAAGGGTGCAGCTGTTAAACCTACGTCAGGTATAGTACCTCGTACAGATAAGCAGAAGGAACTAATACAAGCTATAGGTACAAGTAAACAAGTTCTGATCTTAGGGCCAGCTGGTACAGGTAAGACTTACGTTACTGCTACCTGTGCTGCTGACCTATACATCCTCAAAGAGATAGATAAGATTGTTATCACCCGCCCACACGTAGCGGTAGGTAAGGACATTGGCTTCCTACCTGGAACACTAGAAGAGAAGGCTCAGCCTTGGGCTTTACCTGTGTTGGACGTACTGACTAAGCACCTAGGTAAGGGTGCCGTAGAGACAGGACTTAAGGCAGGTAACCTCGAAGTAGCTACCCTAGCTCTCATGCGTGGACGTAGCTTTGATAATGCCTTCATCATCGTAGACGAAGCTCAGAACATTGAGATACCAGAGATCAAGATGTTATTGACACGGGTAGGTGAAGGTAGTACAATCGTTCTTAACGGAGACATACAGCAGTCCGACTTGAAGGGACAGAGTGGCTTAGCTAAAGTCATTCACCTTTCAAAGAAGTACTACCTTGATGTACCTATTGTTGAGTTTGGTGTTGACGACATTGTACGGAGTGGCATCTGTGCAGAGTGGGTCAAAGTCTTTATGAAAGAAGGTCTGTAATGAATGAAGAGTTCTGTAATGTTTGTGATAGTTATCTAAAAGAAGACTCTACTTGTCCTGAATGCGACATTGACCTTACGCCTGTGTTTGATCCAGTACAAAAACCTTACCACTACAACCACACAGATGGTATAGAATGCATTGAGTACATCAGGCAAGTCTTAGGTATCGATGGCTTCGTTGCTTACTGTCGTGGTAATGTAATGAAGTATAACCACCGTGCATTCTACAAAGGTAATCCCACAGAGGACATGAACAAGGCTGCGTGGTATCTTAATCAAGCTAACTTGGCTCTCAAAGAAAAGCATAGGTAACATGACAGACCTAGACAAAAAGAAAACCCTTGAGCAGGAAGCCCAAGAGTTCATCAATACTAATATAGAAGGTGTTCCCCTACCCTTCGTACAGTTAGAGGATTACTATGCGGGGTGTGCACTGTCTGGTCTACTAGCATCTGGTAAGTATCTAAGGTCAGACGATATAGTAGATGAAGCGTACAGGTATAGCAGTCGAATGCTTAACAACAAAAAGAAATAATAAAAGACTTAACCCCCAGCTAAACACTGGGGGTTTTCTTTATTTAATTAACGAGAGTAAAACTATCTTGTTCACTACTTGCTTTAATTTCAGAAGCTCTGTTCATGATAGCCATACGCCTATTCAACTCTTCTACTATGGTCTCAGAGTCAGCTAGTAATTCCTCCGATGTATTAAAATTAAAACTTTCTACCTCTTCAGAGATACTTTGTGCAGCCATATCAAATAACTCTTCACCTAACTCTTTCCTTTTAAGTACGTAGTTGTTGCGTATAAAGCCTCTGGCTTGTATTTTTTTATCTGCTTTTACTGTTTCGAAAGCTTTAGTTATTCTTTCTTTTTCTTCCGTAATCCAGCTACCCATAAAGGTCTCTAAGGCTTTCTTCTTAATACCGTTAGCCCTGTCACCTATAATATCACTTGATGCTACTTCATCGTAGGTTAAACCATCTGGAGATTCTGTTGTAGCAGCAGAAGATAAAGGAACAGTCTTTCTCCACTCCTCAAATGCTTTAGGCATAGTTTGAGACAACTTATGAATAAGAACATAATCAAGAGTAGCATTTTTAGCTGTCCTAGAATTATATATCTCATACTCTTCTATGTAAAACTTGTTCATTTCACGTTGCAATCCTGTCAGCGGTGGGTTCTGTTGGATGCCAGAGAACTGCTTGAGCAATGGGTTCATCTTACCTACAGCTGCAGGATTAAATGGTGTATGATATGCTATGTCATTCTTAGAGTCACTGCTAAAGGACTGTGTGTACTGTACGTTATCTGAGTCCATCAGAAACCTTGTGGCCTGTCCAAACAGTACTTGGTAGCTACCAGTCTCACCCTTCATGCTGGTAGGTAAGTCTTCACCTTTTGTTACATCTCCTGCACCCCTGTTAGCGACTGGTCCAATACCCTCTAAGTCCCTTACGTATGGTGTGCCAGCTGCTTCATAAGAGAACTGACCTGCAATATCTCTTGATAGTGTACCAGGGTAGGTGAAGGTAGCAGCCACGTTACCTAATTGTTTCTGTAAGTTTTCTGTAATGTTCCCCTCAGCGATAGACCTACCCGTTTCTGTGAGTAACGAAATGTCTACACCTAGGTCACCTAACCCACCCAAAACTGCACCAGTTTCTTTTAAAGTTTTGAATTTAGATGGTAAGGGTAAACCTGCAGAGTACCTATAAGCTAAGTCACCTAAGAACATGGGTGCAATTAAGAAACCAGCTGATGGTGCTAGGTCAGAGTCACCACCTACCGCTGTTTCGATAGCGTTATAGTCTACCTCACCTTTCTTAGTACTGGCTAAGTACCAACCCATACCAAGCAATAAACTACCAGTAAGTTGCCTAGCCATTCTATCTTCGTTTGACTTGAATGCATCTCCACCGATATTTACACCTGCCTTCTTTAGTGCTGGTACAATAGCTCCAAGTATAGGCGTGTAGTCTGCTATCATCTCTATATGGTTTGCTACATAGCGAGGGAAGGGCATACCTACAACTGCAGAAATAATAAAAGGATACTTCTGGTTTAAAGAAGATGCTTTTCTAGCCATAATCCCAAACGGAGAATCATCACCTTGGTATGTACGCTGCATTGTAAATCTGTTTGCGTCATCTAT